CAAAAGATAAGTAACCCCAGCAGAGTCTGTAACAGAGTTTAGAAGAAACCTAAGGTTCCCAGAAACCCGCCCACGGCGTTTAGAAGTTTCAGCATGGAAAGATCTATTGGGGTCAGCTTATAATAAAGCGCTGGTATGCACGAATCAACCAGTCGATTGGCAGCTGATCCAACTCTGGGTTGACTACAAACAGCCACTTGTCATGGTTGCCCATAGGCTTAGCCAACTTAGCAATGAAGCCTTGACGGAACAGACGTAGAATCTTGCGGTCTGTGTATGCTTCACCCTTCTCTTTATCACTCTTCTCAAGTGTTTCTACCAGCTTCTTAGCCCAGTCCTTGGTTGTCCCATTTGCCGTTACAGCATAGAACCACTCAGTGATTTGTGCAAACTCAGTTGCTGCAAGCTTCCGTTCCTCTGTGTCCATTGTCATATTGGCAATGCATGCTGGCATGTGAGGAGCGTTAGCCCATTCAAGGAGTTCCCTGAAAGCTTCACGTACAATTGCCTCACGCACTAGCATGGTCTGCAGTAGTGGGGAGTCTTCCTTATCAGCTACAAAGCTATAATTTGAACCCCAGAACCCGAATTGCAGACCAACACGCATAGGTACACGCTTTGTCTTAATCCAATACTGGTCAATCTGTCCACCTGTCCTACCCATCCAGTTCCTGATGTGGCGATAGAAGTCATCACCAGAATCGGTAATAAGCTTCATGTCAGCAGGTGTACCAAGACCCTGTTGTACAGCATCGATGATTTGCTCGTTGGATACAAGTTGGTTAGTGATAACTTCACCAGTAATTGCATAGGTCAGCATCTTAGGAAGCACTGTTGCACCAGTACCACCAGGCATTGCAGATGCAGACTCGCGCATACGGACTTCATCTTTGATACTGTACACATCACCAATGGTAAGACTAGAAGCACCTGGCAAAGCATCGTATGCATAGTTGATCCTGTCATTCTTGAGCATGATGTCAAGTTGTTCAACCTTAGCCCTGAGCTCTGCCTCAATCACAGTTGGCACATTGCCGTATGTGTGATAGCAGTGTTCAACTTCGCTAGGAGCTACTGGGATAGCACTCCACTCACCAAAGTCGTTAGGGTTACGCATAAGCAGTGCCTTGTAAGAACGCTTACCTTCTGCATTCACAAAGTCACGGATCATTACGTTGATTGAGTCATCCAAGTCAGGACCACCGTGGTTAGGATAGTTCTCTACAAAGAATTCACCTGGTACCACGAAACAGTGTGTCTTGTCATGATAGAAGCCCTGCATACCCTTATTCTTGAACTTGTATCCAAAGATTTCAAGTACTTCACGAGTCATGATGTGTGCACGATATGCAAATGGAACAGGCATACGAGTACCAGTGCCACGTTGCGTTACAGCATCACCCAGAGGCATGTTGGTGCCATTTCCATCCAGGATACCGAACATCATAGCAACACCACGAGCCTTCAGATACATAAGCAGCTGACTGGACTCAATGCCAAGACCAATCTCGTTCAACTTATCTGCAAGCTGGTCAATCCGTTTGATCATGGACTTCTTGTTTGGGTTCGTGTCATCTTCATTATCGATGTTCATGGCAACTTCCTTCCTCCAATCAGAGTCTGAACCATTCTTGTAGTTGTGTACAAGTTCATTCAGTGCATTCTGAGTAGTTGACAGCATGAGCCATGGATCAATTACACCCATAACATCACGGTAGATTGCCAGTGTCAGGTCGTCAGACATAAGTGGGAGCTTGCCATAGCTAGCTTCTGCTGTTGCCCAATACCATCCATCAGTCTTGATTTCTGCTTTCACGTTTGGTGTAAAGGTACGGATGTCATAACCATTCATCATGTTGTCTGGCAGCACGATTGCATTACCCTTGATCAAGCCTTGTGGTGTGAGTACACGCAACTGCACAATGCTCATTTTGCCAGACTCAACACGCCTGATCATGGATTCTTTCCACTCATCAGATACGTTTTGGTTGTTCTCGATCATATTGACCATGATAGTCCTGCTAACTGCACTGATGCCGTCAACATACTTCTCATCGACTCCAAGATCTGCTGGATCCATAATCTCAACATCAAGATCCTGGTAGAGTCCATACATGCAACTCTGACGTGCGAACTCTTGTGAACGCTTGGCAAACTTCTTGCTGTTACCAATGATCAAGCCAATCTTGTTGAATGCATCCAGCCAACCATTATTATCATTCACAATGATGTTGAATTGGTTGTCTGCAGTAGACCAGCGGATTACTGTATCTGGTGTGATGTCATCTTCCAACAAGGCCTTGTCCCTTGGCATTGCAGTTTCACTCTGATCAAGGTCACGAACCTCTACACGATATCCTTGTGGGAAGAACGTGTCAAGGAATGCAAAGCTATAGCCACCTTGCTTGAACTCTTCCTCTACTGACTCGTCCATTTCTGTCAGTGGCATTGTTGTGATCACTCTCATGTTACCTCCTTCTGCTGTTTGGTTGTTGTATTTCACAATTCCATGGAAGAATGTCGGTGTCTTACCTGGTTCATACATGGCTACCTCCTTCTTTGCTTGTTCAATGATTGGATTCATTGGTTTCTCCTTTTCTTTTGGGTTTGGGTTATCTGGTATAACTGGCACAATGTTCTCCTTCTCTGTGGGGTTCACAGGTTCTACTGGCTTGTCGGTGTTCTTCACATTCCCTCCTTCAGGGTTGATAATAAATGTTTTAATTCCATTTGTTCTGCAATAGTTGTAGCACTGTGCAGTACCTCTGCTTGTAGGGTTGTATACCCACACAACATCAGCACGGTCAGCCATCCATTCATTGCGTACAAAGTTTGAGTGCTTGCCATTAACATAGATGTTCTTACCACATACATAGTGAACACCACCTGACCTGTGGGCATAACCAGCAAGATCCTGGAATGTATCCATGCGATCAATCTTGAGCTGTGAGTTATCACGCCAGTAGTAAGCAGAGTATCCCTTGTTAGGAATTGCTGCAATGAGTGTTACTCCAACGCACATAGCTGCACGTGCAAGAGCTTCGTCAAAGCCTTCTGCCATGCCAGAGATAACAACTAGGTTATTACCATGCTTTGCCTTTGCCTGTGTAAGCAAGTCGATAAGGTATTCTTGTACCTTGTTCATCTTGCCTTCATCTAGGATAAGAGACCTTGATCCAGTCCCTGCAATTACAAACTTGCCATCAAGTAGTGGCATATCTGATACTTTCATTACCTTCTCCTTTGGTATTGGTTGTGGTTTCATTACTTGCTCCTTTGGTTGTGGGTTTGGTTGTGATTTCATGTTCTCTTCCTCGCTTTCGTTGTGGTAGTCTTTGATAAGTTGAGCCAACAATTCACCTGAGTAAACATACGCGTGCAGATTTCCATTGCTTTCAAGCGTATATATATCACCCATTTTCTCACACACTGCAAATCGAATACCTTCAGCGTAGATCTGCCTGTACTCTTCGATGCTGCACTGCCAAAATGCATCTTCATCGTGCCATTTGATAATAGTGTTACTTACTGTTGGTGTTGACATTGCTGCTACCTCCTTGGTAGTTGTTGGGTTGTTATTAACTAATGGAACATTCATTATTAGATATCCTTATCTGCTAGAAATGGAGTGTGTGTCATAACGTTCTTAATCCAGTTGCGGATCTTCTTATCCATAGCTGGCTCAAGTTCACGGTTGTGCTTACCGCGCAGTTCTTCTATGTGGTAATCTTTGGTAAGGCGCGCATGGCCAATCCATTGGTTAGTTACCTTGTCTTTAAATCCAACAATGTAACATTCCCTATTGGCTACTCTATTAGAGTATGCACTACCAATGCAGTTAACCTGTGTGGCACCCCAATCAATCAAGTCATGAGTTGTCTTTGGTGCTACAAATATAACACCTGGCAATATTTCTTTTTCATGTAGCTTGTTGATTAGTCTTGTATTAGGCGTCTTCTTTTCAGCTTGTGCATACTTTTGTGCTTCAGCAACAATAAAGTTATGTATTTCTTCTGGATTCATCTTTTGTTGTTTAACATAAGCCACAAGAGTCTTACGCGCATTACCAAGAGGAATGTTCTTCCAGCTGTTCATTGTGTCAACCACCATATCAATTTGATACCGTGTATCGCCAATTGTCTGAGCAAAGAATCCTTGATACCACTTGATTGTTGAGTTCCTAATTCCAAATGTCTTAAAGAACTTATTGAAGTGATTTATTTCTTCAGTTGTAGTCTTGACAATTGCATCTACCTCATAACGGTTATTATTAGGATACTTCACTTTCTGCCACGGTGCTGGTGCTGGTATTGGTTGCCTATCTTCTACCACCCATGCAACATCGATTGTATCAAAGAACTCTCTTGGGAGTGCCTTAAACATTCTAGTTGCTATGATAGCAGCTTCCAATTGTTGAAAGTAGCTAAAGTTTTTCATGCCACCAAATGCATTTCTGGTTAAGCCCTGTTGAGCAGTTTTGCCATAAGCTTTATTAAGTATATCTACTAGACTTGTCTTTCCACCAATCCAGTAAATATTACGCGCAGTAAAGTCATGCAACTGATTAAATTGCACTCTGTCATTCCAACTGTGGCGATAACTAGCTTCTACTTTAGGCAAGTACTCGGTTATTGGCATTACTTCCTTCTGTGAGTACATACCTTCAAGCATCTCAACTATGTGCTGAGTAATATAACTGATATCGTTTGCGTGCAATTTGCCAAACTCTTTCTGCTGCTCAAGTGATTGCCCCCACTTAACAGCCTTAGTCTTGGTATCTTTCACAAGCATCCGCACACCAGAAGGAGTCTTAGTCACAATCATAATGTGATTAAAGTTCTTCCTGTGTGGAGGAATGTTGCTGTTCTTAACACTTCCATTCTTTGACCTTGAACTGTACCTTGTGCTAACGTCTTTATCTGCTATGTAGCATGAAGTTACAGAGCCTTGTACTATCCAACCGGTTTCAGTCTGGATTAGCCTCACTTCATACATCATTGACCATTGACCAATGCATGAACCATTATCAGCTGTTTCAAACTGAGTCATTGTTCGAGTGTAATAACCATAATGATCCCAACGCTCTATTGTTGGTACATTATTCTTATCAAACCCATGTCCATCATTGTAGATATCATTTGCCCGGTAGATAGCGCTAATGATTTCATATGCTGTCATTTCGTCTGGTGATTTCATCTTATCCCTTTCTTCTGGTGGTGTAAACATTTCATTCATCTCCTCTAGTGTTGTTTCTGGACTCTTCATTGCTTTCATGGCTATTGCCCTTTCATTGTTGTTGTTTGATGTTAATTGAATATACATTGCATTAATTGCTGGATCTTCTAGCTTCATTTCTATTTCTCCTTGTTTGATTATGGCTATTACTACAAATGCATCTTGTGTTCTATATGCTCCACTGCTCCATCCATCTACTGAACCATTGTGCCAATCTGGATATGGCGCATCATCATCATGGAACATTGTGGCTGGATCAAATGGTTTAACCAAATAAACATTGGCAGTTCCACCGTTAGTCAATGCTGCATGAGTTGCATACCGTTCAGCTTCTGTGATGTGAATAGTTGCGTGAGCAAAGTCTTTCAACTGCTTCAGGTATTTGGTTGAGTAGTTGATTGCTCCACCATGTTCAATGGCAGGGAGAATAAGATCTCCCTCATTAAACTTGCGGTTTGTTCCGTGGAACAGGATTGTTGGCTTATTCATTATTTGTCTCCTTCGTTGGTTGTTTGTTGTATAAAAGATGGCGGGTAATACTTAGCACCTTCAACTCTTGGCACATCACTAAATTCAACTCCATCATAGGCAAAGCCATAGATGGCTAACTGAGCGTGTGCTTCAGCAATTTGCTTTATGTACATGTTTGTGACAACATGTGGATTTGGTCCACCGTTAATCATTTCATCCATGTGTTGAGCAGCTAGAACTTCCCAAAGCTCTACTACTTTTATATCTATGAAAGAAGTACATTGTTGTACCCATTTCCATTCTGGTATGTCACTCATTACTTTCCTCCTTGGTTTGTGAATAGGTTTAACTGATTCTTACGGAACTTGCGCTTCTTCTTTGCCTGTTCCATATTCTTATTCCGTGAAGCATTGCATTCTTTGCAAAGCGTGAATCCACCACGGAAATTGTGGAAAACACCTTCTCCCTTGAATACCCACTGAGAGCACCAAGCACAGAGTGTGTTCTGATGATTGTACATTACGGTTACCTTCCTTTCGTTTGGTTGTTTCAAATGAGCAGTTTAATGACATGCTTAGGTCAGTTGCTTACTTAGGTGTTACTTGCAACTCAATTTCTTCTTTTATGTGGCCTAAATGCCAATGATCTGGTATATCTGATGATATTAATTTAACACAAGCATCGAGCTTAAAGTGATCAATTATAGCTTGAATGAATTCCTTTGAAAATCCAATTAAACTATAACCAACTCTAACTTCAGTGTATTCAATACCACTATTGCACATATGAATTGATGGTCTTCCACTCCATGGTCCACTGATGACTTTGTGCGAACCATCATTCATAGTTAACTCAAATGAGTCACCTCCATAACCACGACCAATCATGCTTGATCCGTCATGGATATAACCATTGACAATTGCACCGTCGTCTGAAACGCCAACAAAAGAGTATGATGTTTCTTCATCAAACACATTGTTGTATTGCGTATAAGTTAACGCTCCATTTGTTAGCCGATTGTCACTTGATTCAACTTGAAGTTGATAACAACCCCAGCTTTCAATGAAAACAATCTCAGCTTTTGATATTGCATCCAGCCTTGACTGGAATTGGTTTGTGTTTTGTGACATGTTTACTTTTCTCCTTTGTTGTTATTAATTACTCTATATGGACGGCCATGCAATTCAATGAAGATGGCATTCATTATTGCCATACCTTCTTCAAATGTGCATGGTTGATCATCAAGACCAAGAGGTAGTTGTGCACCACCATTAGTCCTCATGTTCTTTTTTGCTGCTGCTTCATTCATAGCTTTCCTCCAGTTAATCTGCTTTATTAGCCTTGCAGCTTTCAATGGAGCATTTACTTCCTTATGCTTAGGACAGTTCTCACTGCGTAAGCATTGCTTACCTTCTTTTGTTACTGAAGCACATCGTGGTGATGTACGCATAGTTATCCTCCTTAGGATAATGTAGTGGTTATTAAAAGGGCAGTTTAACGACGTACCCAGGTCGGTTACTTACGTTGATTAACGACAACTAAATAAAATTGTCGTAATGCTTTCCATTTGTGATTTGCATGATTGCATCATAGAAAGAATCCGCCATTTTCTCAGCTTCTTTCTTTGGCATCTGTGCTTCAGTTGGGTCTTTTGCCATCTCCTCAAAATATTCGAGAAGATCATAAAGCTCCTTAACCTTATCTTTCTTGCTGATGTTCTTGGGCAAGTTGCTAAGAACCCATTCTGGAGTGGGAATAAAGCACTCTTTTGTTTCTGACATTATCTTCTCCTTAATTAGTGGTTGATAATAAAATAGACAGTTTAACGACATGTCTAGGTCGTGTAGTGATTATTCTGTTGCCAGGCATCACCAATGCCCCGAGTCTTACTCAGTCGTCATCGACGTCTTAGTCTTGACACGAATGTGTTTCCACACTCTTCGTGCCCACACTAATGACTGTGGCATAATGGTTGCCACAATCAATCAAGTGTGACCAAGAACCGATTAGGTCTAGGACCCTTTCGTACTTCTTGGAGACCAGCTCGCGTTCGATGACCAAGCCCACACCATCTGGGGTACCGTGCACTAGTTGCACGATCCAGAAAAATGTGTCCTCGGACATCAATTCCGCAGAACTAAACGTCTTCTTGACGATTTTCATATTTCACCTCCTTTCTGAGGCTGATGCTAGAGGCCTTTCCTCTAGCATGGGCAGTTTAACGACATGCCCAGGTCATTTACTTACTTAGTTGGGAATATAACTAATTGACCATGACGGAGATCCGCAGAACCTCCATTAAGATCAATTATGTGTCCAACCCTACTTTGCTTGTCATACCCACCAACACAACCAGCATCACTGCTCAATGTCCAATAGGTATCTCCATATGCCGCTACCAAACTGTCAACTTGGCAGGATACTGGATTGTTACTTGCTTCTACGAAAGTAATAATTGCAAACACTGCTAATACCGCAATTAATACAGTTATTAATTTATCCTTAATAGCCATGATTATTTTCCTTTGTTTGTGGTTGATAATAAAGTGGACAGTTTAACGACGTATCCAGGTCGTGTGGTAATTATTCTGTTGCCAGGCGTTACCAATGCCCCGAGGATCCTTAGTCCCCAGTTGTTTTACCAGCAAGCCTAGATGCTGTTATCGCGCAAACGCCGTTGATAGGTGTCTGGTGCGTAACGCAGCATTTTTGCCTGGTGATCAAGCGAACTCACTACTCCTGTAGTGAATGTCGCAAGCTCAACCATTCCCGCTTCCCGATAAGTCAATGAGAGACGCTGCATCTCAAGGGTGTACAACCCAATGAGATTAGCTAGCGTAACCATTTCGTCATCGAAATTGACGAGAGGCTTTGGCTGGTAAGGGCTCATGTCTTCTGACATGATTGTCCCTTCCTCCATACGTGAAGGTTTCATCCAACACATATGGAATTTTCGGGAGTTGGTACTAACTAACCAACGAGCAATGCCGACATAGCGACAGTTCGCCTACCCCATGCGTGACTATTGTCTCGCATCTGGTGGTACCCTACAGATAATGGTCTGCTAGCCAAGGTAGTTTAACGACGTGCCTAGGTCGTTGATAGCTAATTAGCTAGCTATCTTGTATACGCACTTGGTAATGTTAATACCATTGTGCTCTAGTATCCACTGGCGTGAGTACTCAGAAATGCGCTCATTTTGCATCATTTCTCTGTACTGCCATGATCCTAGTTTTGTCATGGTGCTTACCTGTATCTCACCTCGGTTACCTGATACGTAATTCAGCCAAATTACAGTACCATTCTCCTTAGCGTATACGTAGTATGCACCATTGCCAAACAGCACACGATTAGCCATAGCAGCCTCTACCAATTGAGCAATGAAGTACTCCATTGAACTACCAGTATGTGTGGCGTCATAGCTCTCTGTATGTGCTGTACGTAGGAAGTCACGTAGGCTAGATACTACATGGGTATCACTGTGCATGGTACCCTCATAATGAGGCACCTCAGTCACTGTGTTATTTATGGTATCTATGACTATCTTCCTACCCCATTCATTGATGTACCATAGGGCACCATTACCGTAGTAATAGCGTCCCTCTAGTGCAGCAGAGATTACCCGCATGAATAGGTCATATGCTGTATCTGACAGCACATGTTTGTTGGTTGTGTAAGTAGCCAAGTAAGGCCCTCCTTAGTACACACTATTAAGGCTTGTGTGTCTCCTAGTTTACTTATTTTACTTGGGTTAACCAATAACCAAGGATCACAGACATTTAATGTCGATCTGATGAGACATATTAAGGGGTATACCCCCGTGGGCGCGTTAAAGATATTTAAAGTATCTATACTACCCTTAGTACCATCTCACTATTTTCTAGTATTTTCATAACCTTAGAGTTTTATACATGTTTATAGAACTCGGTTCGCCCTCAAAAAAATTTCTCTAAAAAATCCCTAATAGGAGTTGTTTTTGTGATACACACCTGCTAGTGTGATTCGCACATGATACAAACCATACAAACCAAGGAGAATAACATCATGTCAGACATACACAATTACTCAATGCCAATAGAAGATATGGCTAGAATAGAAACGCCCGAAGAAATGAAAGAGTTTCTAGAGTCCTACGATATGGGGTCTTTTGACCTAGATGATAAAAGATATGACTACGATATGGACAACTACGAATACGACTCATACAACTACTAATATCTTATTATTATTTTAATATCAAGCTCAACAAAAGAAAGACAACTACAAATGGAAATAACAATGCCTAATAACTTAGTGATATGTTCAGATAAGTTCCTGAGAACAAAAGCTCCATGGAAGATAGATGATAGCTTAATGGGTCAGCTCAAACACGACCACATGGTAGCTACCTTTGATTCATCTCTCTATGGTGGTGATTATGATCAGTTACGTAAAGACATAGTTAAACCTATAAAAAAGATCATCAGCAAGTACGACTTTGATCACATTGTGTTCATTGGCATTGGCGACGACTGTCAACTAGCTAGTTCTTTATATGTTAGCAATGGTATTGAGTTAGACACAGTATTCCTAGTCAATAACCCATTCGATACAAAGCTATATAATTCAATCTTTGCGCAGTGTGCAATCTACAATTTATATACCAAGCCAGATCTATTCAATACATACTTTGAAGGAGCAGAGGCTAATCAGTACATTAAGACGCGCATACCAGCTCACATGTCCAATAGAGTGGCTTTAGAGATCAGTGGCTTGTTAATGTATGATAGATACTGTGTAGATTACTTCACACCAGTAGAGTCACAATTAGTAACTCTCTAGTCGAAGTCGTTCTTATTAAACTGTAGAACGTTAGGCAAACTTACATCCATACCGCGGACCACCTCTTCAGGAGACTGAGAGGTGAGTTCGCTTATATCACATACCATCATCCACTGATCTTTGGTAAACACCGTCATGGTATAGATCTCATCATCATCAGTATGAACTGTGACTATAACGTCTTCTAGTGTGTCATCAGTTTCAAACTCAAAGTCAGGCATTGGTTCTTGAGCGTATTTACGCCCTTCTAAAAACTTCTGTATCATCTTAAAGAAGAAATCCATCATAGAGACCTACTTTGATATTTTAAAAAAAATAAATGAAATTTTTGGCGGCGGACGACTTCTTCAATAGTACTTCAAAAAGAAGTAAGATCAATCATTCCTATCACGCTTATACAGATAAACATCATCAAGCATCAAATCGATAGCGTCAGCCAAAGAGTTGAGACGAGCTTCCAATTTATCTATATCAAAACCAGTCTTTTCCTTGGGCTTAGGTTCAATACGTCTTTTAGCAATTTTTGGTTCATATACGGTTCTGTGTTCAGATATCATGTCCAATAGGTGATTGACATCATGATCTTTCTGAATACGATTCCAAGCTTCTGTATTACTCCAGTTTTCGAAATCTTTCCACATGTCTTCAAAATCTTTACTCATCTACTAACTCCGTCCACTTTTCTCCGCATTCACGGCATTCGATTCCATACTTGGGTTGTGTGTCATGTTTTTTGGTTAGGTTATTTATTATAACATTCATTGGAACTGGACATTCTGAACACGGTTCCAAACTAATTGGTATTCTAAAGTTTGACATTTTACCTATAACTCTTATTGCTTATCATAGTTACCTATTATACTACAACAAATGACGTAGATAACGTTTAAAGATCAGATTCGTATGGTTTAACAATAATTCCTAATTTATCGGCAGCTTCTTTATTTATATTTGTTTTTACGCCTTGATACCTTAAACCGCTAATCGTGTTATTATCATAAAAAGAAGCTGCCCAGTTTTGACTAACTGATGCTATAGCACCTGCTCCTAAAGGTCTGCTGTCAATTTCTGAACGATCATAAAATTGAAAAAGATCAAAGGCTGATGATGTAGTCCCATCATGAGTTCCGACTGTAACACCATACTTTCCAGCGGCAACTCTTTTTAAGGCTGTACCAAGGTGTCTTTCTGAAGCTTCTTGAGTTGGACCAGCAGACATGTTAAATTTAAGTTTTTTAAATTTTTCTCTATCCGCCCCAAGAGAAACAGCAGTATCTTCAATGGTGGTTTCAACTCCATCTGCAGCCCATCCTTTACCTTCAGCTCTTGTGATAATTTTAAATTTACCTTTTGGAATCATTAAAGGTTTTCCTGGAGCAGGAGTCATAAAGACATCAAATGGAGCCAAATTATCTAGTGCCTTAGGGTTTGCAGCTACTGCATCATCTAGACTAAACATTGCAGCATGTGCGGCTGGTACAATTCTTCCCGTAACCATTCCAGCGTTATTTACTACGTCATCTACCGGACCTTGAAGCCCGAGGTGAATTGTTCTTCTAAAAACTCTTCCTTCAGGGTCTTCTGCCGTCAAGTCAGCTGCCACATCTGGAAATCCAGTATTTTGTGCCCTTTCTCTTGTATTTTGTAATCCGCTTTCTGTCATTTGGAAATCACCAGCTGGACGGATAAGAAGATTTCCATCTGCATCAAATTCAAAACCACCTCTTTCTACTGGTTTTTCATGAAACAAAAATAAATTACTGGTATCAGTTTGTGTGACATCAGGTGCGTAAAATCCGGCGTCAGTAGCAGTTGCAATGGAGTCATCAATTTCTTTTCCCATATTTGCCGCGTAGATCTCTGGGTTATTAGTGCTTTTTGGTCTTTTAACTAACGGGTCTATCAAAGTGCCGCCATCTGGTCTCATGTCTGAAGGAAGTTCGTATAACTTTGCTCTTTCTGCTGCTACTCGTTGTCTTCCAATTTCAACCATTTTTTGAAACTCCGCCATTGCAGTATCATCTCCGCGTGATCCAGAGTAGAGAAGAGCACTTACTTGAGACGCATTGTGAGTACCTGCTGCGATTCCACTAGTGTCTGACGCTTGTTCTGTAGCCGCTAATGCATGAGCAAAGTCATTTGCTATTTGTTGACCTTCTTCACTCTGTCTTGATAAACCGGTAATATCAAATGGAGAGATTGGGATTATTTCAGGCATGTCTTTAATTTGCTCTACGACATCTCTTCTAGATGGGCTACCAAACGCAATACGTCTTGTTTTTCCACCTTCGTCAATATCAAATATATCTAACCCATGAAATGTTTCAGTTAGATTGACAGTTCCACCATCATAACTAGCCTCACCAATTTGCTGAACATTAAATTTTAATGTACCTGACTTTGCTGTATTTAATGATCCAGGCTTTAACGTTCTAGGAATTTCCGACAATGAACGATAACCACCGGCAGTTTCTCTAGCTACAGTACTTGAATGCAATATCCCGTCTACCATCTTCTAGTCCAGGGAAAAGTACTCTTGGTTGAGGAACAGCTCTTGTTGCAGTACTAGCTACAGCTCTGGCTGCTGATTGAGTCTCAGGCATAACTGCTTGAATAGCCTTTGGTGCAGCTGCTACTTTTGGTGCAATAGCTCTTGCAGCTGGGCGCGCAGAAGCAAGTCTTCTTACCGTACTTGGATCAATGGCAGTTCTTCTGGTACGACCAATTGCTGTACCAGCATCAACGGCTGCCTGCATGAATCTTCCAGCAAATCTCATAAAATATATAGTACACCTAAAATGGGTATATATTAATTTGAAATAGCTTTAATCTTCTCTTTCATATCGAGAAAAGTATCTTCATTCTCTCTAAGATGATTAATGGCATTTTCTCTACCTTGAGCAAAGAGTTCACCATTGTAATAAATCCATGCTCCCTTTTGAGTCAAGATCCCAGCATCAAGTGCAACATCTAAAACACAACCATGTTCATCGATGCCCTTGCCATAAAGAATGGAAAACTCAGTTACTTTCATAGGTGGTGCCATCTTATTTTTAATAATCTTAACCTTAGATACAATACCTACTGAGTTGCCGGCCTTATCTTTGATATCTTCTCTTTTCCTAATATCAATACGAACAGATGCAGCATACTTTAGTGCCATACCACCTGGAGTGGTTTCTGGGTTACCAAACATCACACCAATCTTGTTTCTAAGCTGATTTATAAACACTAGGAGCGTCTTGTGGGTATTTGCCTGTCCAACTAGCTTTCTCATGGCTTTGGCCATCATACGAGCTTGTAGACCCATCTGAGCCGATTCCATGTCACCCTCTAGCTCTGCTTTTGGAATTAAGCTTGCAACTGAGTCAATAATGATAACTCCAAGCTCTCCTGTAGCAACTAGCTTGTCTACGATCTCTAATGCTTGCTCACCGTAGTCTGGCTGGGTAAAGACTAATTCATCTACATCCACTCCAACAGCCTTCATATAAACTGGGTCCAATGCATGTTCTGCATCTACGTACGCGCACGTAATACCAAGCTTTTGTGCTTGAGCTACGATAGATAAAGCAAGTGTTGATTTACCAGAAGACTCTGGTCCATAGATCTCAACTATTCTACCTCTTGGTAATCCGCCAATTCCAAGTATTCTATCAAGTGATAGAGCACCAGTTGGGATTGATGGCCACGGTTCAAAGTCTGATGAACCCAATTTCATTACCGAGCCGGCACCATATTGTCTATCTATTTGAGCTATGGCCAACTCAAGTTGTTTTGATATTCCTTCAGTCATAGCTATAGTTTATCACTTTCCACTAGTGTAAATCAAGCTTCTGCTCAATTGTTTTTATTTTATCTACTACGTTTTGTTTTATCTGCAAAAACTGTCGTCTTGTTTGTGGATCAGAACCAAGTAATGCATCTGACACTTTATTCAAAAGGGTATATAAATTTTTTAACTCTTTATTGTTTGTGTTAACTCTATACATCTTTTCCTCAAAGGTATCGTGATATAATGAATGCGCAAAGTATACACCATAAACGGAGAAGTGATGAATAGAAAAATAGACTTAAACCCTGACTACATCAGAGCTGTGCACCTACTAGAGAACAAGATTAAGAACCCATTTGATTTAATTAAACTTTGGTCGATTTTTGGCCCTTGTATAGAAAATCATCCTGACATCGAAAATATTCGCAGATAACTTGACAACGATTTGACAGTGTGTGTATACTGGGTATACGAGAGCTCTAGCCAAAAGAATACGCTAAAGTCTTATTATATTATGTGTATGCATACACTGTCTTAAATCTAACCAAAGTAGTATTTTCTAATTACTATTAGGTAAGGTTAAAAAGAATTGAGGACAGCATGAAGATATATCAGATATATGTTCCTGAACTTGCAGCATATGCAAAATTTAAAGTCCTTGAACCAGAAAGTTTAGAAGACTTTATTTCTGAGTATAAAAAAGAGAATAAGAAGATAGATATTCTTTCTTTTAGAAAAAAGGTAATTGAAACTTTTGTTTTTAACTTAAAGTCAGATATTACAGACGCATTGCGCTTAATGACTAAACAAGCTGCGCAGGCATGTTTAGATTCTCTTTTTACTGGGTGCATTATGCTAAATCCCGGTTTAGATATTGATATGTGGCTAAATATAGCTTACACGGGAGTGCCAGAGGATATGGATCCAATGGATCTAGATGACGACATTTCCTCAGCATTTTTAAACTCATTAAAGAACATGCGTTCTAAGTTTCCAAAACTAGATGCTGAAGATTACCCATTTGATACTAAGGGTAAAACAAAACCTAAGATTAAGCAAATTTCAAAGCAGAAGTATCTTGGTTTAAAGAATCACCTAAATTCTAATATTATTGGACAAGATGCCGCAATAGAATCTGTTGTCTCTTCACTCAGAAGGTCACAAGCCGGTTTAAGTGATAATGACAGGCCACTTGGTGTATTCTTATTTGCTGGATCGTCAGGAGTCGGAAAAACCCATTTAGCAAACGTTTTGCATAAATATTTATTTGGAAGTGACTACCCTATGGTTAGAATTGACTGTGGGGAATACCAACATAAGCATGAGAACCAAAAGTTAATTGGTTCCCCTCCAGGATATGTTGGACATGACGAAGGTGGACAATTAGTTAATACTATTAAACAATTCCCTTCAAGTGTAGTATTACTTGACGAAGTTGAAAAAGCTCACCCAGATCTTTGGAATACATTTTTAAGAGTATTTGATGACGGTGTTTTAACAGACTCTAAAGGTGAAGTAGTAGATTTTAAGAATACAATTATTATCATGACTACAAACTTAGGAAATGATAAAACTAGCGAACATCTTCTTGCCGGAGGAACTGGCTTTAATAAAGATGTTAATTACAAGACTGGCACTAAGAAAATTCCAGAAAGATCGATTCTTGAAAGAAATACAAATGACGGGATTAAAAAACACTTTAAACCAGAGTTTTTAAATAGAATTGACAAAGTTGTTATATTTAATTATTTATCTGAATCAGATTGTCAAACGATTGCACAACTAGAAATGTCAATTATTGCAGACAAAATGAGAAAAAAGGGTTACTCTTTTGAATATAATCAAAATGTAATTGAAGGCTTGATAGATAAAGGTATAGACAGTATTAAAGGTGCACGTGGTTTAGCTCAAATAAGAAGAGAACTAATGGAATCTCCACTTGCAGATAGTATGATTAATTCTGTAGTTCCAAGAGGAAGTATATTCCAAATGTACTATGAGGATGAGGCTTTTAAATTTAGTATTCAAAAACCTATCAAAAAAACAGGTCTATTAAAAGAAGTTTAACATTACTATATAGATACAATATTCGTTTAGGGGTAATAAATGAGAGATTTTGGGATAGCTAAAAGAATTTCTTCAATGCCGGCATCATATAGATCACTAGGCGCAAGAGGTTTTGCTAAGGCACATTCTAAGAAAATAGGCATGGGAGCTGGAGCAGTTGCAATGGGTAGAGCTACAATTGGCGGTAGAAGGTCTGGCTTAGATAAAACTCCTGGCAGACCAACAGGCATGTACAACTACTAAGGAGTTAATATGCCGGCAGGAATAGGTAGAAAATACGCAAACGAAATGTTTGCACGTATCGGTAGTATGACAAAAGCCGGAAGAGCTGAAATGGCTTTACATGGTCCAATGTTACCATCGATGGTTGCAAAAAGAAAATCTAATATGATAGGTCATGGTAAAAAAGTTGCAACTCGCGCAGGTACAGTAGGTTTTACTGGAATGGCTGCTCACAATGTTGGTAACTTAAATAATAATTCATCTTATAGACCAACCCGTCAACCGATTAATCCCATATCATCTCCACAAGGCTCTGGAAGATACGTATAATACGCTATCATTGATGATATGAATAATTGGAAAATGTACATAAATGAAAATGATGATTTTGAATTACCCAATTTCCTTTATAGAACAATTATGGAGCTAATGAAACAATCATTAGATATGGGAACTCTTTTATCTAGTGATCAACAAAAGTTGAGAGCTTATAAGGAACAAACTAAAAAATTGTTTAAAAATAAATGGTATGAAATAGCTAAAGCTCTTGAGGCTTTTTCTATCATAGATCCCTGTGTATGTTCAATGGAAGAAAAAGAAATTTACTGTGACTTATGCAAGGGCGCAAGGTATCTTATTAATTCTTCTTTGACTCCAGATGAAATGAGAGAAGTTGGATTGATAACCAATGCAGGAACAAACGCAGAAATTATAAGTAAATTACAAAAAAGTTTAAATGAAATATTGTCGCAATACCCGTAGATTGGTGAAAAATGTCAGAATTAGAAAAGCCAGATAATAAGAATAATTTCATGAAACAGTTTGAGTCTTTAAGGCCAGATTTGTTTTTTCCAGATCATTGGACTGATGATCAAAAAGAAAAAGCAGTAGATTTAATTAGACCGCAAAAAACCAGAAGTGCAATGTTTTCTTCTATACCAATGAATTGCGAAGCTGAGAAATGCATCTTTGCTTCAACATGCCCTTTAATGAAAGAGAACCTTGCACCTAAGAATAAACCATGCCCAATAGAAATGTCAATGGTTGCACAGTTCACCGCAGAGTATTTGGAACAATTAGATGTTAATCCAGGTAACCTAGTAGAAGTTTCGATGGTTAGAGATTTAGTAGACCAAGAAGTTCAATATCTTCGCAAAACAAAACTACTTGCAAAAGAACATTTCATTCAAGAAAATATAATTGGAATTGATAGAGATGGTCAACCAATCCTTAAGAAAGAATTGCATCTAGCCGTTGAGTTAGAGGATAAACTTCACAAGAGAAGAAAAGACTTAAGAAATCAACTATTAGCTACCAGAGAAGCTAAAGCTAAAGTTGGGCAAGTTCAACTTGATACAGCTCAAGCAATTTCTGACATTATAGGTAGAGTTCAAGCTGTAGAGAGTCAAAGAGAAAAACTTTTAAAGAAAAAGTTGGGCACATCAGAACTCGATGATTACATCATAGATTCTGAGGTAGTTGAAGATAAGTAAGGAATAAAAAATGGCAAAGAAACGCAAGGGCGGAACTGCGGCGCAAAGAGTTGCTGCAGCAGCTAAGGCTAGGCGTGAAAGAGCAGCCTTTGGCTATAAGGGTTTAGGTGTTGGCACTATAGTTGGGCCAAGTATGATACAGGCTGATGAAACAGCACCAGGCCAATTTAAAAATTTGTATGATATGTTTGCTAATCTGGGAGAAGATGTATTTGGTTTAGGTTCAGATACTCGTGCAAGAACAATTGATGCAATCGGAAGAAATCTTGAAGCACCACTAACAGCAAGTCATCAAGGTTATAGAAGTGTATTTGGTTCTGTAGACGATCAATTATTAAGATATTCCGAATTCGAAAGAGAATATAGACTAGCAATTCGTAAAGAAATGGCAGAAGGTTTACAACCAACTAAAGCAAGAACAGCCATATTAGAAGCAGCGCTTTCAGAAGATGCTCCAATAGACCTACAACTTATAAGCAGTAGACAAGCTCGAGATAACTTAAGGGAAATGTTCAATACTAGAGTATTAAGAACAAGACAATTAATAGCAAACGTCGGATTGCCTGGACTATATACTCCTTCAACAAACCCATCAAGAGTTACATCTAAATATATAGCATCAACAGCTGAAGGCTATGAACCAATGTTAGATATTATTCAGGGAGCAACATTTTCAATTGATCCAAACGCAGCAGTAGGAAAAAACACAACTCCAATTCAATCACTTGGAATAGGTATGACTAACCTTCCTCCTACTAAGACTCTTAGAGGAAACGTTGCAAGAGGTGGACGACTAACTCTAAAAGATGTACCAGACGGTACTATTGTAAGTTTTTCGGACTTAGAAACTGATGATGTAACTAATTCATCTTTAATGAGATCACAAGGATCAGAAAACTACAGAGTTAGTCATGGGTCTCTTGGTGATACATCCATAAAAAGAGTACCAGGAGTCTACAATCAAGAACCAACAGTTTCAATAATAACTCCAAGCCTAAAAGGACTTCCTTCAACTGATCCACGCGATTTAAATAGAGTAACCGACTTTGCTACTGGCACAATAGCCAGAGAAGCCGGAGATGCATCTAATATAAATAGAGTTTTTGATATAACAACAGAACAAGGAAGAGTGCAAGCAGCAGATCATTTTATTGGACAATTAAAAAGATATAATGCAGACGCACAAATTCACGCAGGATATAACTCACTAGCTTTCGACATACCCAAGTATGCTCAAACGCTAAGATCTATTCCTGAATTTCTAAAAGCAGGAGGAGACGATTTACTAAAAGAATTTGAGAAAAAGACCGCAACTGGAGGAGCTATTGATGTTCTAGGATTAGTAAGAGAACACTTGGCTAATCAAACAGCTGCAACAATATCTTCATCCACAGTTTCTGTTGAACAAAAAGCAGCAATAGCTACACAAGGTCTAATGTCTCCACAAGCATTACATAGAACGCGAGTTGCCGGTGAAGCTGTATCTATTAACAGCTTGGAAAATATAATTGAATCAACAAACTTCACAAGATTACTTGCAGAAGGAACAACAGAAGAAAGAGAACTTTTAGAAACATTAGCAACAAGTCAGGCAGCTCACACTTCTGTTGTTGACACAAGGGTGACTGCAGCTGTTCTTGGAAACTTAGAAAAAATTAGTCGTAATGATTTAACTGACGGAATTGATTTAAGTGGTCTTAGCCCAGAATCTGCACTTTTGGTTAGGAGAGCAATAAGAAATATTCCGGCGTCTAGAGCTATAACCATGACAACAAACCTTGCTGACGTAAGAACATTAACTTCATCAGTATTTGATCATTTAACACAAACAGATGCTCTTAGAAGGGTTGAATTAGATATAGCTGATTTTGGTACAGAATTCGCAGATCCTGCATTAAGTGGTTTAACTGGAACTATAAAGTTTGATCCACAATCACGTTCATTTAGACTTTTTTCTGGCACAGAAGCTTTACCTCAAGATTTGCCAGCTGGTTTTGATGCACCAGCTTATATTAAAGGCGTTTTGCAACGCGAAAGAGCATTGCCTGCTGGTGCCACTCTACCAAACGCCCAAGCTCAAGTTATTTCAACAGGAGTAAGTCCAATTTCAGCTGGAAACATACATATGACGAATGCATTGATTAGGGATACAAAATCTGTTCCATTAATTGACGCAGTAACTCCAGTAATTAATGACGCTAACGAAGCTCAGTTTATTTCAGGAATGACAGCTACAAGAACAAATATAGGTTACCCACACATGCCAGATCCTGGATTGATAGACACATCAATAACTGGACTAATGAGAGGAAGATTAGATGCCATAGGAGTTGATGTTGGACAAGCTTATATGAAATCTGTTTACGATGCCGGAATCGGCTCCGCATCTATTAATCCAGAAATTAGATCTGCATTTGTTACCCTATCCGAACTAACATCAGCAAAGGTGCTAGGAATAGACCACTAATTGCACAGGCCTTAGGTGTTGCAGTGGATGACACAAGAGTTTCGGTTTTATCAGACAGATTGAGTGATACAATGAAATTTTTTGGAGACACAGGAATATTTCATGCTGGAACTCAAAAGAAATTAGTAGTAGATGAGAGCGTGGTGTTACTCCCATCATCAATGTTGTCAAAAGTGCAAACCCTAAATTCAATGGAACAAAAAGTAAGTATGACAGATGAATCGGTTATTGGATTAAAAACTCATTCGGTAAGAGTATCTGAGGTAACTAGAAGAGCTGAAGGTAAAAATCCAACTGTAAACTTGATACTTGGCGGAGATGTAGTCAGAGGAAGTGGTGAAATACAAAAAAGAAGAGCTTTAATAGAAGCAGAATCAATTTTTGAAGTTGTATCTCAACAACTTACGAAAACAAGAACACCAGAAGCTATGATAGAAGCTGGTTTGGTTGAAGCTGGGCCACAAGCTAGAGATCAAGCTTTACAACTTTTGTCTCAGTTTGGAGAAGATCAACGTGACACAACTATAAAAACATTATCTCAAACTATACAAAGATCAGGAATCGGCTTTGCATCAATACTGCCAGAAGATGGATCTCAAAAAATTGTAGATGTATTAAATGTTGTTGCACAAGGAACAAATAACGATACTGTGGCTTCTCTGAAGGGTTTGCAATACTCAATTGCAAATATATCTGAAGAAGGTGTAACCCTAGCTCCTAGAATGTCTGATGACGCTTTGAGGGAGGCAAAAAGATTAGGAACAAATGTTGGGCAAGATATAGTGACTAGAAGTAGTGCAACTTCACAACTTGGCTTATTGCAAGCGGGAATTAGAAGAGCTGACGAAGAACCAAAGTTTTTGGATAGATTAAGAACAGCATACGAAAGTGCTGGCTCAGGCAAGAATCAAGATTTGTTAGAAAGATTAAAAGTTATTAAACCAAGAGTATATAAATCAGTAGGAGCTGTAGCTGCGCTAAGTGCGGGTTACTATTTAGCTACAAGGAAAGCTAAATCAGATCCAATAGATGAAGTAATGGAACAACAGCCATTGGAACCACAAGGTCCAATGTCAATAAGTGACTTTAATAGAATAGATCAATCAATGGCACGTCAAAGTTCTTCAAGAAGAGATCCGTTAGTTACAGCTGGAGTTGTAGGAAATTTAGATAGAAATAAAGTAAACCATACCCAAATGGGCGCAAATAAATATAATCACTTATACGGAGCATAAAAATGTCAATCCTTAATCGAGCAGGAAAAGTAGTAAGTCAAGCCTCTGGATTTAGTGGTATGGGCACAGCTGGTAAAGTAGGTGTAGGAGCTCTATTGGCTGGAATGGGAATAAAAGGATTCTATGATCAGGTAGCTCCAGCTACAATAAACGCTGGTATGGATGTTGCTTTTGGCGATCCACAAGCAGATCGAAAAGTATTAGGAACTGACTTAACTCCATCTTTACTGTATGGAGCGTCAGGATTACCTGGAGCAGACTACGCTAGAATGATAAATCCATCAAAGTATGGTTTAGGTGGTAAAAGTGGACCAATTAAGAATACTGCAAGAAGTGCTGCAGTTGGTGGCTTTCTGGGGGGTGCAGCAGGCACTGCTATTGTAGCAGGTGCTGCACGTGCAGCACGAAGTCCAGTAAATCCCGCACAACTTATGAAAAAGGGAGCTAAAGGAGCAGCTATTGGAGCAGCTATCGGAGGAGCAGTAGGCTTATTCGGAACTGTTTCTAGTACGGCAATGACTGCAAATGCCAACAGGCAAATAATGACTCAATCACCATTTTACAATCAGTCTGCACTTAACGCCGAAAGATTAAATGCAAGCGGAAATATAGTTCTAGGTATGCATAACCAGAGGAGGGGCTAATGTCCGATATGGGCATGGACCCAGGTGCGCAACAGCCACCAGACTTAAGTAGTCCATATGACTTTGCTATGTTCACGCCTGGAATCATGCAGTCCGCCTTAATTAACTCTAGACGCTATGGCAACACAATGCTCAATGGCGGTTTCCACGACGTTGCTGGTGTTGGTAATGCTCGTCAATTAGCTAGAGCTAAAAAATTTGGTGGAGTTGTAAATGGCCAAATGCACATACCGGGTGGTCCATCATCATTTTTGGGTGGAACAAGTAGAAGTCCATATAACATATCGCCATTTTTTTCAAAAAGAGCAGCTAAAGCATCAGCAGCTGGTAAAACAGCGATGGCAAATCCAGCTAGGATTAACAACTTAAATCCAAGATCAATAAATAGGCTTAACAGTGTTGCCGCACTTGGTGGTGGGGATATAAAAGGAGCATATAATCCTTTTCAAGTTTTTAGTGGTGGAGTAAACTCTATTGCTGGAAAGTTATCAAAAAATGAAGGCTTTAGAAAAGCAATGGGTCTTGCGGATGATTTCGATCCAAAAACAGATAGAGCTTTTACTGGTGGCGTATTAGGTAGAATTGACACATTAAATAAAATAAACAATATAGAAAAAACTATTGGAGTAGGTCAAAGAACAATTGATAGTGGTGGAGCGTTAAAAGGAAGAGCACAAAAAAGATTTATAAGAGCTCAAGCACAAAGAGCAAATATAATAAGTAACATAGGCCAAGTGCAAAGCGCAGCTAACCCAGCAATGAATACAATAATTAATGGACCAGCAGTTAACGCTGCAGCAAAATCCGCAAGAGCAGCTGCTAGAGTTGCGCCACTTGGCGCAGGGGTTCACGGTCCAGCTATGGCAAGTGAAGTAAGGGCAGCAGTAAGAGCAGCTGGAAGAGGCGCAGTGACAGCTGGAAATGCAGCAGCTGCAACTAACGCAGCAGCAATAGCTGCAAACCCATCAAGAGCAGTTGCCTCAACTATGACCAGAGGAGTTTTGAGCAACAGAATAACAACCGCCTATAACGGTATTTTAAATGCCGGTGATATGACCAGAGGACAAAGAGCTGTGACTACAAGAGTTGCACGAGCATTAGGTGGCAAAGTTGGTGTTGCTCAGTATATGGATGATTTTGGCAAAGCCGGAAAATATGCAGGAAATGCTATAGCAAGAGGTAAAGGCGGCACCAAGATGATGAGTATGGCTGCGCAATATGCTAGATCTGGCGGAAGTAGAGTAATTGCAGCAAAAATGGGAGCAATGGGTGCAACAAGACTTGGTGGCGCAGCATTAGGACCACTTAACGTGTTAGCCACCGGACAATTGTTGTATGATATAGGTAAGGGTATTGGTAAAATGGCAGTTGGCGGAATAAACTTCGCCAAAGACGCTATGAAGTCAATGCAAGGAACTATTAATAAACCAATGTTTGGTGCAGGATTTAAAGACAACGAAGTAGCAGCAACTTCAAGATCTAGAGGTGTTATGGCAATTCAAAACTCAAGGCTTAATGCACGAAGCTTACTTGGATCTGAGGCCGGTATGATGGCATCTCATTTTGGATAATTTATGAACTCTTTGCAAAGTAAAACAATAGCATTTAGAAAATCATTAGAAAAACTTTCTAGAGAAGATTTAATTGAAATTATCAAAGATCAAGATATTGAAACATTCAAACAAATAAATAGAATTGAATGGGTATTCAAAAATAAATTAAATCATCTTAATTGGTCTAGCGGTGAACCAATTATAGAAAGACCATTAACAAATAAAGAATTAGCACTTTTAGTTGATGAGCCTTTTGAACTAGATCTTGAATTACTAGATTTGGGAATTTCTGCAGAACAACAAAGACAAATACATATAGCTAAAGATCCTTGCATTTGGGCTAGACAATTTCTTGAAGCAGAAACCAGAGTTTATCAAACTTTGATTCTCCGTGATCCAGCAGTAAGAAAAGTTCTTAGAGCTGGTCGTCGTCTTGGCAAAACTTTTAGTATGGCAATTGCACTGATTCATTATAGCTACACGCACAAAGACGGAAGATGTCTTGTTATTGCACCAATGAAATCACACGTTGAATTGATTTATCAAGAAATTTTAAGACTTGCTTCTAAGAATGAAATTGTTACAAATTCAATAGTAAGAAAAGTAACAAGCCCTCAATTTATGATTCAATTTACTAATGGATCAACAATTCGATTCTTTACATCAGGCATGCGCTCAGGCGGCAAATCAGACGTAGCTCGTGGTCAGGAAGCACACATGATTGTGCTAGACGAAATGGACTATATGCATGCAGACGACTTAGATGCACTTTACGCAATGCTTCAGAAAACAGCAGAAGATCAACCTGATAAAGTTTTGATTGGCGCCTCTACTCCAACTGGTAGAAGAGAAAGATTCTGGGAATGGTGCAGAAGCGAAAGATTTAAAGAGTTTTGGTTTCCGTCTTATTGCAACCCATACTTTTCTAAAGATCAAGAAGATGAATTTAGAGAACAATATTCAGAAATTGGATATAGGCACGAAATTGAAGCTGACTGGGGCGAAGATGCGGAAGGTGTTTATCCTAGAAAGTATGTTGATAAAGCATTTATGGAACCAGGCTGGGATTACCACCCTGAACTTACTTCAGCAAGAAGCTTTCATACAATAGGTGTTGACTGGGACAAATATGGAGCTGGAACTAATATAGTTGTTTTAGAAGCTTGTTCTGACAGTTATGAAGAAGAGAGATTTAGAAACAAGGTAAAAATTTGCTACAGAGAAGAAATACCTAGATCAGAATATACTTTGACTAAAGCTGTATCTAGAATAGTCGAGCTTAACAATATCTTTAAACCAAAACACATTTATGTTGACAGAGGCTATGGAGAAGTCCAAGTCGAACTTCTACATAAATACGGTGTAGAAAATCCTATGAGTGGATTAAAAGAAAGAGTCAAAGGCGTTAGCTTTAGCGAAACTATAGATGTTAAAGACCCATATACAAAACAAAATGTTAAAAAAGAAATTAAACCGTACATGGTTGACAACCTTAGGCAATATCTAGAAAAAGAAGTTTTAGCTATCTCTGAAAGAGACGCAGAAATATATATGCAGTTGATTTCCTACGTTGTTGTAAGAACTACGCAAACCGGAAGACCTGTATTTGAAGCTGGTGGTTCAGCAGTAGATCACGCGCACGATGCTTTAATACTAGCGCTTTTGGCTATTACAGAAAACTACAGCGACCTACACAAGGCTCGTTTTGCTTCAAGAACAGAATCGTTTTCTAATACTTTTTTCATGCCAAAGCCAGTAAACGATAATGATGACGATAAAGATGATAAAATAGGAACTGGTTTAACTGGAAGAGCAGATAAACTTATGCCACAAAAATTTGGTTATAAAAAATCTTTTGGTGGCAGATCTAATTCAAAGATTAAAAGAAAGACATTCTAATGGCACAATATGGCTTAGGGCAAAGTAATCCTGTAGAAAATGTATTTGCTGATACAGCAAATGAGTCATCAAGCCTTCTTTCACTTGGAGCCAGGAATTCTGTAAACAATATGTATGGAAATAACACTCCAGACACAAGGTATATAACAACCTTATCTCAGCCAGCAATTTCGGAAGTAAGAAACAATGTTTATTATTGTGAATCTATTATCACTCAATTATTAAAAGAGATAGAATCAAACCTTGACCAAGTAAATATTAATGCGTATTGCAATATTGATTTAGAGAATTCACACAAGGCTGTGTGGCAAGATGCCTTAAAGCATAATGAAAAAGCTAGCTTACTTTCTTTTCCAAATTTTATTCCATATACAGAATATCAATTTGCATCTAAACATCTTTGTAGATCTTGTAGAGAATTAATTAAGCAGTACGATTTAACAATAAATTACACATCTTTTGGTCATTTGGCGGAAACTAAAAAAGTATTGTCATATTTAAGAAATGAAATATTAACAATTAAAAATATAGTTACACATCAATTTGGGGAGGAATATAGAGATGAAACAGAAGGCGAAATTGCAAGGCACTTATCCGACTGGGCAAAGACAGCAATCCACTATACGAAACAGCTTGCCAAGGAAATCACAGACCCGCCCACATCAATTCCCCAATCCGAATTGGATCAAGTCTCTAAAAAACAAGCAGCCCAGTTCCAAGCTTTTTTTTCGATCAAAATAAACTCTTATATATCAGAAATACAATCATTATCCAATGGACTAAAAAGGGATACTGTAGATACCTGTAGCGTATTCTATTCAAATTTTTTATTACCAGCTCTTAGTTTTAAATCAAAAGTTGTAGAACCGTTGATGTTAGATTTTACAACTACATCAATAGGAAACGAATGCCCAACTCTATTAGGCGAAATTATTGTAGCAAGAAACTCTATAACAGGAAACTTAGGATCTGTTACTTCCGACTATGTGGAAAGAAGAGTCCAAATGAGCAAAAAGCTAGACGCTCTTTCTCAAATGATAAGACTTAAAAGAAGATATGTAAACTACATAACACAATTAGAATCTTTAGCCGCGCAAAGAATAAAAGTTCTTGCTACTGTAGAAACAGAAGAACTAGAAAAGTATAAACAAATATTCTTTGACATTCCTATTGATTCCGAAAAAAGAATGGATCTAAGATCATCTCACGGTGATTTAGATGGACTAGACGGAGACGCTCACCCGCAGTATTTGAGAAGAGATGGTGGGACAATCACTGGAGATATTGCTGTAGCTGAAGGGGTGAAGATCGGTGGCATAGTAGTGGCAAATCACTCACATTCCGGGATAGACGGATCAATGCCAATTAGCGCGTCTGCCATAGACTACGCATCAGCTAGAGATGATTATTACAATGCAGCCCTAACTAGCCCATACAGTAATTTAACCTTAACTAATTTAACACAAAGCATTCTGACTGGTGGCGGTGTAATTTTCGATGCTACGTTCGAAGTAGAAATAGAAGACGATAAATTAAACTCATATGAGTTTGAAATATTGTATAATGAGGTATAAATATGACCTGGTTTACTTATACAAAATCTTCAGCAACAATAACTCCTCCCGTAAGAAGGAAGATAATATTTCCATATCTAAATGAGTATTTAAAAGTTGGAGATTGGCTACAGGTTAATCTTGGTGATTTAGATTTAAATAGATATTATTATTTTGAGGATGGCCTTATTAAGAATAAAGCTGATTCAGATTCTTACGTTGTAGTTTACGAAACCGATACTACGTATACGGTTACTCAAAGCTTATTAGTCGGTACTCCATTATTACCTAGCTATAAAAACAACTTATGGTTTAAATCAGCCACAGCTGTTGGCGCAAGTGAAAAACCACTAGGTAATTATTATATCTATTATCACAAAGATGATATACAATATTTAACGTTATCTGGCAATAGCTATGTTGCGACTACTAACCCTGGTGGAGTAAACTTTATAGCAACCGAAAACCAAGGCTCGTCTAATAGTGTGAACTTTTTTTCAACCGTAATCACCGGAGATGCTTTGAATTCAAGAATTGCAAGTATAAGTTATTTGGGCGATGTTGGGATTTGGAATAATAAAAAGAGTTCAACTCCTGGCTCAAAGTTAATGGGATCTTTTTCTGGTCCAGATTTAAAAATATACGCAGAAAAAAGTCCAAGCTCTGGAATAGCAACTTTAAAAATAGTTAAGATTTCAGCTAATGGAGCTGGTCAAAGCATTATAAAGGAAAATATAGAATTAGATTTGTACGCATCAACAACTCAGGAAAACCAATTAATATATACGTTTAGTGTTAGTGATCTAAATATGTTTTCAACATATGATGAAATATATGGAGAATTTACTTTTGAAATTGAAGTAAAATCAGATAAGAACACAAGCTCTACGGGCAATGATATAAAAATAGAAAATTATTCTTTTTCTAAAAACTACTTGCTACAAATAGATCAAGAAGAAATTAACCCAAGCATTTCTTTTAAAACAACTGGTAGTGTAAAATAATGGCAAAAATAGTTAAAACAATAACAGGCTTAAAACCTGATCAAGATTATTTAATAGCACTCAGGGTTAAGAATACTGAAATATCAGCAATAGACGATCCCTATGAGTCTATTAGGATTCATACGCCAAAAGATCAAACCATTCCAGGCGCAATAGATATAAGTACATTTTATATTTATGGAAATTATAAATCTGTTATGTTTGAGTTTCAACCAACAGTAGAATTAGATGTTAATGGGTATAAGTATGAACTATATTCAGATGCACTTGGCGCAACACTGATTTCTTCGGGCATAGCAACATCAACAGTATTTTCAATAGACGTTCCAGACAATAGCAATGCAGCCAATCCAGATGCGGCACAAACTGATGTTATTTACTATGGACGAGTAAAGACTATTGACACTTCTGGTAATGAAAGTGGTTGGACTCCAAGCTCTGGTCTTAAAGCTTCAACAGCCACAGACATGATTCAGGGTTCTCACATTTCAAGTTTAACAGCTGCAAAGATTACTGCTGGAACAATTGGTGCACATGAAATAATTCTAAAGCAACAAGGTGTTCAATATAGTATTACAGCTCCAGCAAATATGGCTATCATAAGATCATCAAATTATAATGGTAGCTTTAACAATACTACTGGAATTTGGACTTCTGGAACAACTGGATGGGTCATTAGTGGTGATGGAAGAGCAGAATTTTCTACAGCTTCGATTAGAGGAACTGTAAAAGCTGGCTCAGTGTATATCGATGCCAACAACCGTTGGAAGAGCAGTGAGTTTGGTGACACAATTGCAGATTCAATATTTAAAGTTGGAAATTCAACTAATTATATGTTTTACAATGGTATTGATGCTCTTGAAGTAAAAGGAACAATAAAAGCTACGGCAGGAAAAATAGCTGGCTGGGATATTAGTGGAGATAATCTTGTATCTGGAGCAGGCTATAACGGAGATATGGTCATTGGCCCAGGTGCTGGTCCTGCCTCAGAATATCCCGGAGCTGGAACAACAGGAGCAGTAACTATATCTGCTGGAACATCTGCGGCTGGTCGAATCTCACGTGCAACGTTTAGTGGTTACGGAGCAACAATAGAGCGTGACGGGCAAGGTCCCTTTCTTGCAACTCGATATCAATTTGATGGGGTAAAGTATCAATATGCAGAAGATAAATTTGAGTTTAGATTAATTGGCAATGCTCCATATATTGTAATAAATGGTACTCAATTTCCTCTAACTACCGGCGCAGGCACGGATGCGGGCGGAGATGGTGGCGGTAGTGGTGGCTCTGGATCTGGAGCTGGCGGAGCACTGCCGGCTTGCTCTTGCACAAATAGTGCAACAGCGACTGGTGTTTGTGATGTCGAACTTATGTGCAATGGACCAGGATGTTGGGATGGTTGTAGGTATAATACTTATGATTACTACACAGTTAGTTGCGTGGTGTCATCCGGATGCACCTGCACTGGATCAACATGCTCAGGCACTGTTGTTACCAGAGGTTGTTCCGCTCCAACGGTGTGTCAATAAAATATATATGATATAATAGTTTCCTAAATAGGAGAAATCATGACTCAGAACAGAATGCCATCAACATGTTTTGCATATGTTATAGATGGGGAAGTAGGCCATTTACATTTTATGGCCAATATTGTAGAACACGCTATTGCAGCAATGAAATCAGATCCAAAAGTTATAGAAGTACCAGAAGAATTAATTCCTTTAATGGAGCCAACAGTTGGTTTTGGCTGGACTTACGTAGATGGCAATTTTGTTCCACCACCAGAAACAGTATGATATTTTCTGCTATACTATAAATTATTATTTGACAAAAGGACAAAATCATGACTGAAGAAGTAGCAGCAACAGAACCTAAAAAAGAATTTAAAATTGAAATCACCCTTTCAGAAGCTAACGTAGCATACAAGAGCGATTTCCCTGAATCCGACACAGTTTTTTGGCTTGAGTGGGTAAAAACAATCATTTTACAAAAGACGCTTAGCAACTTAAATCAAGAAGCTAATTAAATTAATATAAAGGTCTACTATATCTTAGTATTCCCTCGTATTTAGGCGGCTAAAGAATGGCTATTAAAAAATATTTCCCTGTACGCAATGATGAGTCCGCAGGAGACTTCGTTGCTAAAAAGGTAAATCCAGAAGACTCAAAGTCAATAAGTAAGATATTCAAAGTAGCTTCTCTGGCTCTTGGGTATCAAGGAACAAATTATTACTACGCAGGTAGAAGTAACTTTGAACCATCCCCATATGACTTTGAAAGAATCCTTCAAGCAGTAGATACTGACTCTTATGTTAAGCAAGCTGTTTCAAAATATAAAGATCTATTTTGGAAAGAAGGTTGGAAAATAGTTGGAGAAAATCAAGAAGCTGTTTCTTATCTTTACCAAAGAATAGATTATATGGAAATGGCAATGAAGAGACCATTCTTGGATTTCCTCATTGAAATGTCAGATCAGCTAATAAAATTTTCAAACGTCTTTGCCGTAAAAGCAAGAGGAGAATTGAATGATTATTTCCCAAGAAATCTTACTCCAGTAAGTTCTACTCAACCAATAGTTGGTTATTATTTAATTCCTACTGAGCAAGTAAGAATAATGAGAGATAAGCACAATAGACCTAAGACCTATTTGCAAAGAACAGATCCATTGACTTATGCTCCTACTGACCGAGATCCAGTTTGGTCAGCTGATAGAGTAATACATTTATTCTTTGACAGAAAACCAGGTAGAGCTTTTGGTACTCCATACTTGTCTAACGTAATGGATGACGTAGTTGCATTAAGACAGATGGAAGAGGATATTCAAAATCTTGTTCACAGAGAATTATTTCCGTTATATAAATATATTATTGGAACAGCTGATCAACCAGCAGAGCCAGATGAAATAGAAAAAGCCGCTTCAGAAATAGAAAACTTAAGATCTGAAGGTGGATTAATTCTTCCGTACAGACATGATGTTGATGTAATTGGAGTTGGCAAAGAAGGCCTTGATGCAACTAATTACTTGCAACACTTTAAGGAAAGAGTGTCTGTTGGTCTAGGAGTTGCTCCGCACCATCTTGGTATGACCATGAATGGTGGAAATAGATCCATGTCAGAAAGATTAGATACGTCGCTTTATGACAAGATCAAGCAGTTTCAAAAGCAATTTGCTGAGATGGTTAGATTGCATATATTCAATGAACTTTTATTTGAAGGTGGATTTGATCCAATTGAAAATCCTATGGAATCATCGATGTCCGACAGATGCTACTTTAAGTTCAACGAAATAGATACCGATACTCAGGTAAAGAAAGAAACACATATTATTCAAAAATATGTTAACTCATTGCTTACTTTAACTGAGGCAAGAACTGAAATGGGAATAGATCCTGAAGCTAATATGGATGATTTGTTTAGCGCAATTCAAACAGACCAGCAAAAAGATATTATAGATGCCCAGGCTACTGCTAATCCTCCTGCCACTACAGTTGCAGGCGATAAACAAACATCAGCTAAAAAAGGCTCAAGAAACATGCCCTCAAAAAGAAAAGGTGTGGGCAATGTTATTAGACCACAAAATCAAAATGGAAGAAAGACTTCTCCAAATATAAAAAGATCAGATCCTGATTGGATTAATACTGTTGAGAACTTGCTCCAAGAGCAATATGATGTTAAGATAGAAGAATCAAACTTAACGATCCAGAGCGAGGAATAATGCCATTCATTATAACATCAGACACTTCTAAACAATACCTTAGAGAAGATGACGCAGTAAAAGGTTTTGAAATTGCAGTCGGAAATGGTCAGAGTCGTATGGCTCTTACAATTCTTGTTGATGTAATCAACGGAATGATGGAAATTTTTAATTCTGTTGAAGATGAATTACTAGAAGAAAAAGAAGAAACAGCACCAACACCAGTTGCTGTTGAAGAGCCTAAGCTACAAAAGCAAACTGAAGTTTTAACAACTCCAGAAGAAGAAGTTTTGCCAGTGGCTAAACCAGTTGCCAAAAAAGAAACAAAAACAACCGAAGAAAAATGAAACTAATTATAGGTTGTCCTATATATAAAAGAGAATGGATTTTTCCATACTGGGCAATGGCTATTGAAAGACAGTCAGTCCCTCTTAATGATGTAGGTTTTATTTTTATTGTATCTTCTTCTGATCAAGGAACTATTTCCATGATTAATAGATGGAAAGAAGTTTCAAAAAATTCAATTGGATTTGTTGACATTGTAGTTAAGGACGATCTTGCTCATCATGAGCATGATTCGAAGTCTAGACAATGGACAATGTCTAAATATCACAATATGGTTAATTTAAGAAATACTCTTTTGGGTGAAGTAAGAAAATACCAACCAGATTATTTCTTTAGCCTAGATTCAGATATTATTATTCATAATACGTCAACTATAGAATTATTGATAAGTCACATTAAAGATGGTGCAGACGCAGTTAGTCCATTAATGTTTATGACTCCAATTGGAACAGATTTTCCAAGCGTTATGACATGGTTGGACAAGTCGGGCGATAGAGCTAATAGAGCTAGAAACTATCCACTTGGAACTTATTTCAAATCAGATATTATTATGGCTGCAAAAATGATGTCAAAAGACACATACAATAAGGTTGATTACGTTTTCCATTCACAGGGAGAAGACCTTGGATGGTGCTCCGATGCCCGTGCAAAAGGCATAACAGAGCTATATTCAGCGTCATATATATATGCCCCACATATTATGCACCAAGAAATGCTTGAAGCCTTTACTAAAGGTGGAGATCCAAGAATTTCTGTTGCATTTGAAAACATGGTAAAAATATGATATCTTTATATAAAATTGTTTAATGTTATAAAAACAAATTTACTATATATACAGATTTTAAAAAATGGAGAATTAAATGGCTTTTAACTTTGTGGAAACCTTTACGGTTCAGCTGCCAGATTTTACTGATATGGATTTAGATTTCTCAGAATCTCAAAATGCAAACAAAGGTTTAATCATTGAGGTTGCAGCTATCCATGAACGGATTGACTGGCAACTATAATAATTATTCTGCAATAGAATTAGAAAAAGCTCTTCAATCATGGGTTGAGCCATACCCTAAGCCAATCATCCTAAACCATGATCTTAACTCAGAGCCAATTGGCCGTGTTATGGCAGCAAAGATGGATAAAGAAGAAGACGGTTCACACTTTGTTCGTTTGCAAGTTGCAATCACTGATCCAGTAGCAATCCAAAAAGTCCTTGATAAAAGATACCTAACAGGTTCAGTTGGCGGAAGAGCCGGCAAAGCAGTCTGCTCGATATCTGGAGATGATTTAGCTTCAGAGAGTGCCGATGGCAGACCAAAGGCTCAGAAATTTAAGAGGGGCCAAGTTTATAAGGGTAAGTTGGCATTCATCGACATGCAAGACATTTCCTTTAAAGAATACTCGTTTGTTAATCAGCCAGCAGACTCTAAGTCTGGTGTGAGGAAGTCTTCTTCTGGAGATATTAAAGTAGAAAACTCTTCAGATGACTGGGTAGCAAGAAGTTCTGCATTCGTACTTAACATGGATGAAGAGGACATATATTCAGTAGAAGAACATAAATCGATTCTATCAGGTTTAAAATCTAAAGAATCTAAACCACTTTATCTACATTTGAAGGGCTCTTTTCTTACAGCTATTGCTGTTCATGAAAGTGAAAATTACAAATACAATAGCAACTCATTACTATCTAATGAGAATGATAATAATGAAGATCATGAGGAGAATTCAAAAATGGAAGAAAGCGTTCAGAATGAGGATGTTTTGGCTGCTGTAGAAAGCCTTAGCCAAGATCTCTCAACAATTACCGCAGTTTCAGCTCAGGAATCGCAGGAGCCTGTTGCAGAGCCAGCAGAAGCAGAAGTAGAAGTCAAGCCTGAAGAAGTCGAGACTGCAGAAGAAAAAGGCGCTGATTCAGAGCCAGTAGCAGAAAGCCAGGATATGGTTTCCGTATTAAAGCAAGCACTTGTTTTAGCTACTGAAGTTAAAGATCAAGATTTGGTTGACATCTTGACAGCAAAAATAGCTGCACAAGAAGAAGTAAAAGAAGAAAAGATTTCTAATGAAACTTCAGAGTCGGTAGAAGAACAGGCTGAATTAGCTGTTGAATCTGTAGACGCTGAGGTTGCTGAAGAAAACAAGGTAATTGAAGAGCCAAAGGCAGAGCTCACTAGTCCAGAACAAACTTCTGAGCAAGATGCCGATGACGCAAGTAAGAAGCTTCAATTGCTTGAAGAAGAAAATCAAAAACTCAAGAGCGCATTGCACAGAACTCTCGCAGAGAGAGTTGTGGACACAAAGATTGCAGCTGGAATTGAGGGACCTGAATCAAGAGAAGAGTCAATTGCAGAGCACGTAAAGCGCACTGCATCATCGTTGGCTGATTCTCTAAGAGATCTAGCAGGAATGCCAGTAGCCAAAAAGGTTAAGGGCACAATGCCAGAAATCAGCTCGGAAATTGAAGCTGTTGAAAGTGAAGACAATGTCATCACAATCGACGGTGAACAAGAAGAGTCAAAAAAACAGGCTACCGATACTTCAGAACAACTTTTTGTAGATGCTCTCATGGGTCGTCGTAAACTTTAATCAATATATATTCTTAAGGAGAATTAAATGTCATTAGCAAAATTTCGTAAAGTAGGAACTAAAACTGGTTCTGGTCGCTTTGTAGTTTCTGAGGGTATCGCCCCAGCAGCTTATTTGCTCCCATCACAGGGCCTTCCAACTTGGTACCAGGACAGTGAAGATGATCGTTTCGAGATCGTCATCACCAAGGGTACCATTCTTTCAGTAGTAGCTGACGCAAATGGTGATGCAAGAATCGTACCTGCAAACGGTAGTGCTTCGAGTGTTACCTGGGGCGACGCGATGCCAGCATCGTGGGATCCTTTGAATGGTGCAACACCAGCTTATTCGTCAGGTGCAACCGATTCTGTAGCAGTTGCTTCTTATTCGGTTCCAGTTGGCGTAGCACAGTATGACCTCTACCGTCCATTCGATAAGGGCACCTCACAGGGTGCAGGCTTTATCGCACGTGGTTATGTAGAGTATCCAATGGTTTCATTGGTAAATGATGATGTAACGGTCGGCTCTTTAATCAAGGCTGATCATATGGGTCGCCCAGTGTCGTTAACAACGGCGTTGTGTGGTACAAATCCTTACCTCCAGGTTGGTAAGGTTATTGAGGTAGAGAAATTCGCTACCAACTTTGATGACGGTCTGCTTTCATACATGCAGTTGCCATCAGATCCAGGTGCACTGAAGACGGTTTACGAGCTTACCCGCTCAGGATCGTACTCAGGTAAACTGGGTATCCGTTCTAATCTGGATGTAAACAATGTTATTGGTGCATTCCGCGTCAATTTAACACTTTAATTAAGAAAATAACACAGGAGGAATATTCCTAAGATGAGCAAGACAATCCAAGAGCTCCTCTCGGGTCTCCCAGCATGGGAGACTGCACTAACCGAGGATGGACACGTAGATGAAAACAATAGAGTGACTATTAAAGAGGCTTTTTCGTCCCCAGACGCAGCAGCACTCTTTCCTAAAGTTATCTCTCGTACCCTAAAGGAAGCAGCAGAGCCACAGTTACTCGTTACTCCGTTGCTTTCGACAGTGCGCTTAGGGAAAGGACGCTCCTTGGAGTTTCCAGCAGTTAATGCAATTCAGGCAGCAGAAATTCCTGAAGGACAAGAGTACCCAGAACAGGCACTCGCATTTGCTAAGCAGATTGAAGGCAAAGTCTCAAAGAAGGGCGTTAAGCTCTCCTTCACCGAGGAAGTCATCGCTGACTCCCTTTGGGACATTGTAGGTCTTCATGTTCGCGCAGCAGGTCGTGCAATGGCCCGTTTGAAGGAACAAATTGCCCTCAGTCGTTTCAAGGATGCAGCAAGCATTGTGTTCGACAATGAGAGCGGTTCATATGATGATACAACAGGTCGTGGGATTGACGGTGTGTTTAACAAAACCGTTACCTGGGATGATGTTATCGACATGGCAGCAGTTCTTATGGCAGAAAATCATATCCCAACAGACTTTATCCTCCACCCATTAATGTGGTCGGTATTCTTGAAGGATGCAATTTTCCACACTGGTGGCTCAGCAGCAGCAGTTAACACGAGTTGGGGATACCGTCCAGATTCAAAAGAAGGTGTTTTAAACAACACCGCTCCTATGGGTTTGAATGTTATCGTTTCACCTTTCGTTAGCTTCACTGCAAAATCTGGGGCAACTCCAGCAATGTCAGATCTTTTCTTGATCGACCGCAACGAAGTGGGAACACTTCTTGTGAAAGATGACATGAGCACGGATCAGTTCGATGATCCTTCGCGTGACATCCGTCAGATGAAGATGAAAGAACGTTATGACATCGTAATGCTTGGTGACGGTGAAGGTATCACTGTTGCTAAGAACGTTAGACTTGCTCGTAATTACGAGGTTCAAGTTACAAACGAGATGTAATAATAAAAACCTTAGGGTAGTTATAGTTACGGTTACCTTAGTAGCAAGGGGCGGCGAAAGCCGTCCCTTGTTGCTTTTCTCGAAAAAGTTTGTTACTAAAGAGTTAGTTTTTTTGTGAGGAGAATATTTTGTCGCTTCCTTTAATAGATAGCATTGTCGCCATTGATCTCAACATGGTGGTAATTAAATTTGGAAAAACAATTAAAATTAGTAGTTTAAAAAATGAAAACTTTATTGTTCAAACAAATGCCGCAACACCATCTGCTGTTAGCAATCCGTTTGCACCTATCCAAACTTTAGTTGACTATAACCAAATATCAAGAACGTTAAGACTATATTGGGACGAGCAAGTTGATCTTGCTTCTGACCAACAATATCTAATTAGATTAGTTAATTTTTTAGATGCAGTAAACGAGTCAATAGATGAAGAACAAGTATTATTCACCTGGAAGGGCAATGATGCAACCCCATCTTCATTTTCTTCTGTTAGAGCACCAGATGTTACAGAAATCTTAGTTGAAGACAAGTCAGTAAGAACAGACGCTTATACAAGTATTCAAATCCTTGCTAAGAACCCAGAGTTCTTTGTTTCTGAAGTATACCCAGTAAATGGTGACTTTTACTTGGGCAATGATTTTAATATGGGAAGAGCAGTCATAGTCTTTAATGCAAGGCCGGCATCGAACTACTTAAGTAATACTTACTTTAAATGCCAAAGAAAAAAGATACAAAGAACACCATCAAGATGGGAAAACATATCTACGGTAATTCAATTGCATTCTTGGAAGCCAGAAGTATTTATCGACTTCCCATCTCTACTAGATGCAACCCCAGCATATTACACTGAAGATAAAGAGTATTTTGAAAGTGGATATAAATACAGGATTGTAATATCTAAAGACATTGGTGTTTAAAAGATGGCTAATTTAGTTTATGGCAAAGCTAAAACTGGTCTTTTAACAGGATTAATAAATACCTCTGCTTCTCAATATGCGGTATTGCTAGTTAATAAAAGCCTTTATTCAATCAACGCATTAACTGATGAATTTGTTTCAAACATTCCAGCACTAGCTATAAAGACAAGAACTGGAAATATTAGTGGGATAACAGTTAGCAATGGTGTGCTAGACGCAAGTGATTTAACAGTTCTTCACGATGGCTCATACTTTGACGCAATTATTTGCTATCAAGTAGGTAGCACTGACGCTAATTCAAGATTGTTTTTTTACATAGATTCTTCAACAGGTTTACCATACGAAGGTAGTAATTCTAGTTCTTCAATTACTATTGTCTGGAGTAACACCGTTAGTAAAATACTATCACTGTAGGAAAAATATGGCTACTCAATATCCAGCTTCTTTAGATAACTTTGTTAATCCAAGTTCAACCGATAGGCTCGATTCTGTAGCCGTCCCCCACCATAAGCAGCATACAGACATTAACGACGCTGTAGAGGCTTTACAGACGGTTATAGGACTAAACCCAGCAGGGTCACACTTAACTGTTAAAGATAGAATAATTGCAGCTGAAACAAATATTTCCACCCAATCAGTTTTAAATGGTTTGACCGATGTTACTATAAACACAGCTGCCAGTGGACAAATTTTACGCTATAACGGATCTCAGTGGGTCAACTACGCAGAGTCAGACCTAGTTGATGGAGGAAATTTTTAAATGTCTAATATTTTAAGGATCAAAAGAAGAGTAGCCAGTGGTGCGCCAGGAGCACCAAGCTCTTTAAAGAACGCAGAGTTAGCATTTAACGAAGCCGACAATACCCTTTACTATGGTTTTGGAGATGATGGTAACGGTAATGCCAATAATATTCCAGCGATTGGTGGTATTGGTGCATTTGTATCACTCACTACTTCTCAAACATTAACTGGAAATAAAACTTTTTCTGGAACTGTTGTTGTTCCAACACCAACATCCAACACACACGCGTCAACAAAACTTTATGTTGACGAACAAGTAGCTAGTGTTAGTAACATTGTTGCAAACGTTGCTACGGCTTTTACAGTTTCGGGTGATTCTGGATCAAACCAAACAATTACTTCAGGCACTGATACGCTAACAATTTCTGGTGGCACTGGCTTAAGTTCTGTTGCAGGTGCGACTGATACAATTACAATAAACCTTGACAACACTACAGTAACTGGTGGCTCATACGGTGGCGCAGGAACTGTTGCAACATTTACCGTTGATGCTCAGGGTCGTTTGACAGCAGCTGGTAATACAGCAATTTCGGTAACCGCTTCACAAATTAGCGATAAGGGAACCAACCTTGTTACTGGCTTGACAGGTACGGCAAATGAAATAACAGTATCAAATTCTGGAGTTGGAGCTGTAACATTAAGCCTTCCATCTAACGTAACAATTCCTAATAATCTTACAGTAACTGGTGATTTAATCGTTCAAGGAAATACGACAACCTTGAACACAGCAACTCTAGTTGTCGAAGATAAAAACATTGTTCTTTCTAATGTTGCTACACCATCAGACGTATCTGCTGACGGTGCTGGTATTACAGTTCTTGGTTCAACCAACAAAACTCTTAACTGGGTTGACGGAACAGACGCTTGGACATCATCTGAACACTTAGATCTAGCTGCTGGAAAAGTTTTAAAAATAGGAACATTTGAAGTATTATCAAATACAACATTGGCATCAAGTGTAGTCAACTCAAGTTTGACTTCAGTAGGTAACGTTAGTGCTGGTACTTGGAGCGCAGGAACAATAGCTATTGCATACGGCGGCACTGGCGCAACAACTGCATCAGGAGCTAGAACTAGTTTAGGACTAGCTATAGGAACTGATGTTCAAGCTTACGACGCTGAACTTGCAGCAATAGCTGGCCTTACATCAGCAGCTGATAAACTTCCATACTTCACAGGAGCAAACACTGCAGATTTGGCTACTTTCACCTCTTTTGGTAGAAGCCTTGTGGATGACGCTGATGCAGCAACTGCAAGAACAACTATTGGCGTTGGAACTATCGCAACACAAAATTCAAACAACGTTACAATTACAGGTGGATCTATTTCTAACTTGACGACATTTGATGGTATCACATTTGATGGTGGAACCTTCTAAGTAAAAAGAAAGGTTTTATAGTGGCAACACCTAGCATTACCCAAGGGCAAATAGCACTTGATCCTATCAATAGAATATTTTATTATCTAGACAGTAACGGAACTTTAGTTAACTCGTCATTAAATTTATTGCAAGAATCAAACACTTCTATCACAACAGAAGAAAACTTAACAGTAAATAACATAACTGTTCTTGGCAATACCACTGTTATTGATTCTACTGTAACAACAATCAAAGACCCTATTATCACACTCGGTGGAAAAACTGCACCAACAATCGACGATAATAAAGATCGTGGTATTGAGTTCCGTTGGTATGATGGTTCACTAGCTACCCCAGCTGCCAAAGTGGGCTTTTTTGGTTTTGATGATTCATCTGGAAAATTTACTTTTATACCAGATGCTACAAACACATCAGAAGTATTCTCTGGAACAATTGGAGAACTTGCGGCAAAGATAGATTGGGATAATCTTCTCAATAAGCCAACATTTGTCAATAGCATAACTGGCACACCAAATGAAATAGATGTAACTGCAACCACTGGCAATATTGTAATAAGCCTACCTGCAACAGGTGCTATGAATATCAGTGGCACAGCAGCTGGATGGACAACTCCTAGAAAAATAACTTTAGGTGGAGATCTAGACGGAAATGTTATTATTGATGGTGGATCAAACGTAACACTAAATGCGTATGTGGTTGCAAACGCAGTTGCTCTTGGCACCGACACAACAGGTGATTATGTTGCATCACTAATTGCTGGAACTGGAATAACGCTCACAAATAATTCTGGTGAACAAGCTCAACCAACGATTGCAGTCACTACAAACACCTATGATGCCTATGGTGCTGCAACAACAGCAGAGTTAAATGCTGCATCCGATGCATCCATAAAAGCTGCAACAGCATACACCAACGCAACAATATATACCAATACTCAATTATCTTCATTTGGTGTTGACAGTTTATCTGATGTAACAATTAATACTTCACTAGCTAATAGCTACTTAAAGTACAATGGCTCAGCTTGGGCTAATGATCAAATAGATCTTGGTACTGACACAACCGGAAACTATGTTCAGTCACTAGTTGCCGGCACTGGAATTTTAATAACTAATAATTCTGGAGAAGGAACAACTCCAACAATCCAGGCTAATATAACTTTAAACCAATTGCAAAATGCAAACATAACACTACCTGCTAATAATCAAATTTTAGCATATAACGCCAGTTCTAATACTTGGATCAATAAGTCAACTGCTGACTTAACTATACCAACTGGAGTACAGTATAGTGAAATCATTGGCAATGGAACAGACATCATATTTACGATTACGCACTTGTTAACTACGACTAATCCTTTCGTAGTTGTGTTAAAGAAAAACGCAAGTGATAATTTTGAGGTAGTTAATGTTCTATGGGAAGTTCACAGTAGTACACAAATAAAAGTATATTTCGAAACACCTCCCGCAACTGGAACAGCAAAAGTTATTGTTTTTGGTGACGTAGCAACTGCCTCTATTGCTATCACATCTATAAGTCAACTACCAGATGTCATAACAAGTGGTGCTTCAGCAGGAGATGTTCTTTATAGGGATGGATCTTACTGGGTTTCTCATGCTCTGTATCTTAACGATTTAGCAGATGTGCAAGGCACAAACTCAGCTGCTAATGGACAATTCTTAAAGTATAATGGATCAGCTTGGGTTAGCGCTAATATACCAACAATCAACACACTAGATGACGTTGGTGATGTAACAATTACTTCAGCAGCTTCTGGTGATATTCTGAAATGGAATGGCACTGCCTGGGTAAATGATTCAGCTCTTCTTGCAGCAAAAGCACCTCTATCTTCACCAACTTTTACAGGAACTGTTTCTGGCATTACAGCAACAATGGTTGGTCTTGGTAACGTCAACAATACTGCAGATACAGCTAAGCCTATTTCTACTGACCAACAAACCGCTCTTGACCTTAAGGCAACGATTGCTTCACCAACCTTTACTGGCACAGTAACAATTCCAGCTGGCGCATCAATTTCTGGTTTTGCAACACTTGCTTCACCGGCTTTAACGGGAATACCAACTGCTCCAACAGCAACACTATCGACAAATACAACACAACTTGCTACCACCGCATTCGTCCGCGCAGAAGTAGCAAACCTTGTTAACAGTGCCGGAGCAACACTGGATACTCTTGGAGAGATTGCTACCGCACTTGGAAACGATGCTGCTTTATCTACAACACTTACAAATAGTATTGCCCTTAAAGCACCGCTTGAATCACCAACATTTACCGGTACCGTAACTCTTCCCGCAAACACGGTTACATCTGCAATGATTTTAGATGGAACAATTGCTAATATTGATATTAGTTCGTCTGCCGCAGTTGATTATTCTAAATTAAATTTATCCAATAGTATTACTACAACGGACTTGGCATCTGGTGCTGCTAGAGGTGGATTTAATTCCACGATAAATGCACAAACTGCAGGCTATACTTTACAGGCTACAGATTTAGCTAAATTAGTAACAATTGATTCCGCTTCTACCGTAAACATAATTGTACCTAATATTTTATCGGTTGGAGATAGAATAGATGTTTTGAGAAAACATGCTACTGGTGGAGTAACTTTTCTTGGAGATACTGGAGTTAACGTATATGGTACTCCTGGTCTCAAGTTGCGCGATCAATGGTCAGGTGCTACACTAGTTAAGTTAGCTACCAATACCTGGGTGGTAATGGGCGATCTAAAGGCTTAATTATGGCAATTCCATTAGGAAGTTCAGGCCGGTTCAAGAAGAGGGGTCAGACCCACTATAGCAGCACGGAACTAATAAGGATGCGGCTAATACAGCAATCACTAATGCTGGGTTTGTTGTTGGAACTGTAAGCACAACTCCTGGCGAAGGAGCTGCTGTATTAAACGCTTTAAGTTCAGAAGTAAATGATTCTACAGTTGTTCCACTTGGGACAGTAATAAACTATACTATCCACAGTCCTTATTTCCCACCATTCTTTCCACCGTTTTTCCCACCAAACTTCTGTGTTTGTGATGGAGTGGCCAGAAGACAGTACGGTCAATTCTCTCATCTTGACCCAGCTGGCTATGGCTGGACTTGTGATGGAACAATGAGTTATGAATACTATGTATATGGAACTTGCAATCAAGGTTTGTGCCCTGGTGAAGGTGGAACCAATGGAGCATTCAGAGATGGCGTTTGTGGCTATGTGGCACCAGCTCCTGCACCAGCTCCTACACCAGCACCAGCACCTTGGGAAGGTCCTGGTCCAGGTCCAGGTCCAGCTCCAGCTCCTGCACCAGCTCCTGCACCTGCACCTGCACCTGCTTGTGAATTTTGCTGCGCCGGTTGCTTCAATGACCCTAAGCTTGGTCCAATCTGCTGCTAATAGTTAAAAATTTTTATTGTGGTACAATATAAGAACATTTAAATTGGAGGCCTAAAGATGAGCGAAACAAATGAAATTTGGACACCCAGAGAACCAACAGAGCCAGAATATACATTTGAAGGTTGGTTTAATTGGGAAAATAAATTTGGTGAATTTGGTGAACCTGGCTATCATGACGTAGAAGAGTCTTTAAAAATTCCTTCGGTTTTTGGTGACGACAATCCTCGTAAAGTTTATTTTCAACTTTATAGACAAGATGGAGACGGATTGCTTCTATCCATTTACGCTAGATATGAAACCGACACTGGAGTGCGACAACCTATTTTAATGTTGGTTCACCCAGATCATCGTGGCAAAGGAATTGCAACAAAAGTCATTCTTCGAAGTGAAGAACATTTTATTGATCAACGAGCTGCTTTTTATGGATACACGCCAGAGGAATTTAGGGCACTCCCTAGAGCAGAACGCGCTGCTGTAACAATCCCTGGAATCTTAGATGTTCCCGTTAATCAAGCAGGAGCAGGATTTGCGTCTCATATGACTAATATATTTTATACAGTTGAAAAAGATTTTACAGGAGAATAATTAAGTGACACCGTATCAAGAATGGAAAAAAAAATTAGGGACAACTCGTCCTTGGGACATGGTAAATCCAAACGTAGAACACGCTACTGAGGAACAATCTGTATCAAGATATTCTATATGCGAAGAATGTCCAAGCCTATTAAAACTTACACACCAGTGTAAAGAATGTGGCTGTTTTATGAAGATGAAAGTAAAGCTAAAAGAAGCTGTGTGCCCATTAGGTAAGTGGTAGTGTTTGATTTTGCAAATACTAGTTCATCTGAATATTTAAACTATTCAATGTTTGTTGATATTGAAACTAATAAACCAAGAAATATTAATGACCTTGATAAAAGCAGATTTCCTTATCCATATGTTGAAAATGTAGAACCTTTTAAAGTTTTTAAACAAGAAAATTTATTAACAGAAGATGAATGCGATTATCTCATCTGGCTTGCAGAAACGCAAGAGGTTTGGCCAGCAATTAGTGCACCATTCTGGGATGAGAGAAATCTTGGTTTTCTTACGGCCCTTCCAGTGCACAAATACGCATCGTCTGCACTTCAAAAATTATGTTTAGATATTCATAATAGAATTAAAGACTTTATTTCTAAGTCATTTAACAGTGAAGCTTATGCGGACCAAATAGGTATAAATAAAGCACCTGCAAATAGTTGGCAGATGGCACACATAGATCATGTATCACACCTTGACAGAATTGCCGGATGCGTAGTATTCTTAAATGATAATTTTGAAGGTGGAGAACCATTTTATCCATACTATGGAGAAATGACAACTCCCAAAAAAGGCATGATCTACGCTCATGACCCAGGACATTCTCATCTTCATGGAGTAACCCAAACTAGGGGCAACACTCGTTATACGATTTCTTCTACTTGGACACGAAATCCACAACAATCTTCATACGTGACACAGATAAGACAAATGGAAAATTACCTAGCTAATATTAAAAGTACTTAAATATTTTTATAATTTTAGAGTATTTAATAACTATGGTATCATTACTATATATCAAGAACTAGTTTAAAAACGGAAGAGGCAGCTGATGGCTTATAGTGGATCTAAATTTGCGGTAAATAATACACTTTTGTTGAGGAGATCAGACGAAACTGGAGTTTCTCCATCGTCACTAGCTGAAGGTGAATTAGCAATCAACGTTGTTGATGGTAAACTTTTCTACAAGAACAAAACAGCAAATGCAGTAATACGGAGTTAATTTAATATCCAATGTTGTTGGCACTGCAAACCAAATCTCGGTAACATCTAACGCTACTTCTGGAGTTTACACCCTAAGCCTTCCATCCACGATTCAAACTACTCAGGCCAATGTCTCAACTTTATTTGTTGACGGAATTGAGATTAATACAAATGGAGCCACCACCAATCAAGTTCTAAAATTTGATGGAACTAAGTTTGCTCCTGGCACAGACACTGGTTTAGCTGGAACAGTTTACACTTCAACCATTGGAAATGGTAGCGCTACTAGTTTTACAATTACTCATAGCCTTGGAACACGTGATGTCGTAGTTGTTGCCCGCAATGCAGCAAGCCCATATGAAGTTATTGATGTCCGTTGGGAAGCCACAACAACTGGAACAGTTACTCTAGATTTCTCCTCTGCACCATCTTCTAACTCAGTAAGAGTTGGCGTTTATGCAGCAGTTGCTGGCAGCACCATTAATACAACATTGGCTGCTCAGACAGATGTTACTTTATCTACACCTGCTAATGGCGACTTCCTTCGTTATAACGGAAGCGTTTGGATTAACGATGCAGTAAATCTTTCAACAGACACTATTGGCGACTATGTTTCTAACGTAACTGCAGGTACAGGCATAACAATTACCAGTGCTGGTGGAGAAGGTTCAAATCCAACAATAGCAGTAACAACGAATACTTATGACGCTTATGGTGCAGCCTCAAGCGCCCAAAGCGCAGCACAAACTTTTGCTACAAACTTAGTTGCAAACGTTGCTACAGCATTCGAAGTTGCTGGCGATTCAGGAACAAGCAAGACAATCACTTCTGGTTCAGATACTCTTAGCATTTTAGGCGGCACAGGTCTTACCTCGGTAACCTCAAATACAGATACTATTACAATCAATCTTGACAATACTGCTGTTACAGCTGCAACTTATGGTAACGCAAATACAGCAGCTACATTTACCGTAGACGCTCAAGGTCGTTTGACTTCAGCTTCACAAAATGCAATTAGCATTCTTGCTAGCCAAGTTTCAGACTTTAGTGCCAATACAAGAGCACAGATTAGCGTTGCGGGAGATCTTGCTTATAACTCAAGCACTGGTGTTATTAGTTTTACAAATGACGCTGGAGATATCGAGTCTGTAACAGCTGGAACTGGCCTTACTGGCGGTGGCACTTCTGGAGCAGTTACCTTAACCCTTGCTAACACAGCTGTTACAGCTGGATCATACGGCGGTGCAGGCACTGTTGGAACATTTACGGTAGACGCACAAGGTCGCCTAACTGCAGCAGGAAATACTACAATTTCAGTAACAGCTTCACAGATCAGCGACAGGGGTACAAACCTTGTTACTGGATTGACTGGAACTGCTGGTGAAATCACAGTATCAAACTCTGGCGTTGGTGCAGTAACACTTAGCCTTCCAGCTAACGTAACTATTTCAAACAACCTTGTTGTCACTGGAGACTTGACAGTTAGTGGTAACACAACAACCGTCAACACTGAACAGTTGAATGTTGAAGATAATATTATTACATTAAACTCTGGTGTTACGGGTGCCCCAGCATTAAATGCTGGAGTAGAAATCAATAGAGGAGCATCAACAGATGTATCCATTCTTTGGAATGAAACTACAGATAAGTGGACATTTACAAATGACGGAACTAACTACGTTAACCTTGGTGATGTAACTGCAGCAGCTCTCATTGCAGCAGCTGGTGGGGATGGAACCAACGGTCAAGCACTCACCACTAATGGTTCTGGAGTATTAGACTTCACGACAATTGTTGGAACAACAGAAGCTTCAATCATTTCAGCAGTTGGTGCTGACGGAGCTAATGGTGCAGTCTTAATGACCAACGGTGCTGGAGACCTTTCGTTTACCACTCTAACAGCAGCAAAGATTTCAGACTTCACTGCAAACACAAGAGCTCAAATAAGCGTTTCTGGAGATCTAGCTTACAACTCTTCAACTGGTGTTATTAGCTTTACAAACGATGCTGGTGATATTGAGTCGGTTACTGCTGGAACGGGCTTGGCTGGTGGTGGCACTTCGGGTGCAGTTACGCTAGATCTTGCTAACACGGCTGTTACCGCTGGTAGCTATGGTGCAGCAGGAACTGTATCAACATTCACCGTAGACGCTCAGGGACGCCTCACAGCAGCTTCTAACTCGTCTATCTCGATTACTGCCAGCCAGGTCTCAGACTTCTCTGAGGCAGCTCAGGACGCCGTAGAAGGCGCGATAACGGCAGGCACGGGTGTAACCAAGGCCTATAACGATGGTGCCAATACAATCAGCCTTTCAATTGGCCAAGATGTTGCAACTAATGCAGCAGTTACCTTTGGTAGCGTAGCAACTGGAGCAATAACCTTAGATTCTGGAACTGGTGAACTTAATACTTCAACTCAAGTCGTTACTGTAAACACGGTCACAACAGTTGACAGCTTTGATAAGGCTACCTACAGAACAGCTAAGTACCTTGTCCAAGTAACTCAAGGATCAAAGTATACAACTTCAGAAGTATTACTTGTCCATGATGGTACTGATTCATACTTGTCAGAATATGCAGTAATTGAATTGGGCGGAACAGTCATTCCTTTAACAGTATCAACTTCAATCTCGGCAGGAAATGTGTTGCTAAGAGTGACAATTACAGACGCAGCATCAACAAATGCTACCGTCAAAGTTGCAAGAACACTTATAGCAGTGTGATATAATAATATAAGTTTTACAATTTAATAATACAATTAAATTTTAAACTAGAGGGACAGTGAACTTTAGTGGCGAATAAAGACTTTGTAGTCAAGAATAGCTTAATCGTTGGCGACACCGCTACGATCAATGG